GATTTTGATTTCTCTGAAGATAGTATTGGAAGTTATAAACGCTCACAAATTTATGAACAGTACATGAAACAATGCAGATTCCACAGAGCACGACGTATGCCATCAACGGTTACGCTGGTGAAATATCCAAAAGAAACGGTTGGTTTATCATGGATAGGTAATTTGCCAGAAGAGGATTAATGAGAGATTTGACCGCGACTCAACGAACAAGAATGGCATTAGTTGTAGATAGCGCATTTGATTATATGAATGTGAACACCGGATGCACTATATATAATAAATATGTTTTATCTGGTTCAGAGAAATATCAACGAACACAAATTGCTGATATTGAATGGGAAAGTCGCAAGGGAGCAAACGTACTTGCTACTGGCGGAAATATAGCAGCAGATGCCGCAAAGATCGTTATCCCAGTTGCCAGGGGTGCAAATTATGTTGCTCCAGCAGCATGGTTGGCATTGGTTTCTAAAACTGGAAAGTGGACTTTAAAAATTGGAGACATTATTGTTAAAGGTCTTATTACAGATGAAATCTCTTCATCATTCACAATAACATCCCTCAAGGCGAAATATGATGATGTTTTATCAATAACATCCGTCGATCTAAAAGATGGTGGAAGTCAACTCTTAGAACGTTGGGAGGTTGCAGCAAAATGAGTCTGGTAATTAAAACATCCCGCGGGAAAGTTTTTATCAATGACAAGACCGGAAAAGCTGAACTTGTTTGGAATCCTGGCTTTTTTCAGAGATTTCATAAGAAATATTCAGAAGCCCAAAAAATGGTGGATTCGGAAGTGTTAAGTTTATGCGAACCTTACATCCCACAACAAACATCAATGCTAAAAAAGTCAGGAGAACTCGGAACGAAAATAGGTAGTGGATTGGTGCAGTGGATTGCCCCTTATGCCAGATTTCAATATTACGGGAAGGTTATGGTTGGTGTCGAATCCCGCAGTGCATGGGCAATGCGCGGAGAAAAGAAAGAGGTGATCAATAAAGACCTTGTATATCATGGTGGTGGAATACGCGGTAGCTTTTGGTTTGAGAGAGCAAAAGAAGCTAATAAAGATTCCATCATATCACACGCACAAAGGATCATAGACAAATGAGCATCATCAGTTCTCTGCAAACTTATATCAAAACGTATAGCGATCTGAAAACAGGCGCTCAGGTATTAATAGATTATTTGGGAATTATGCCTACTGAATATGCCATAGTTCCTCTACCAGGAGCGCGTATTGTAGAAAGTTACATCGATGGTTCAAGCAAAAGAGAATATCCATTTGCGTTTCAGAGCGCAGAAAGTACAACAGATGATCTTGAACGACTTGAAAGTCAGGGTTTTTTTGAAGCATTCGCTGATTGGCTCGAAAGTCAAACTGATGAAGAAAATTTTCCTATTCTTGAATCTGGGAAAACTGCAACAAAAATAGAATCTACTGGTTGGGGTTATTTATTCCAACAAGGAGAATCACAGACTGGTATCTATAACATTCAATGTAAACTAACTTATTTTCAGGAAGTATAAATGGATATTACAAAATTTAAAGACATTCATAAAGGAAAAACAATTCTATTGGTTGGCAATGGGGAAAATCTAAGTCTTACTCCGCCAGAAAAGTTTGATTACCCATCAATTGGCATGAATACCATTTGCCTATATGAGGGATGGAAGCCTACTTATTATGTAGCAGTAGATCGGAGGGTTTGGCATGAATATGGGACATTGGTTGAAAAAAAATTTGGAGATATCCCTAAATTTATACCCACCCCAAAGCTTTTGCGCTGGCGCGGCAAGAATTTCTGCAGGTTCCGCAATCGTACCGGCCCACTCTACCCGAAAGGAAAGGAAAACTTATGGCAAGATGTTATCAATGAACAGACTCAAATTACCTGGGGCAATGTCATGCACGTTGCTATTAAGTTAGCCTATTTCATGGGTGCGAAGACCATTCTTATTATCGGAATGGAACACAAACCCCACAACGCTATGGCGCATTTTTGGGGCGATGACGAAAAGATGACCCCTGATTCAGTCCCATTAAATAATGTATTCAAAGGATATCAGCAATTAGTTGCAGGATTAAAAACACATGGCGTAAAGATTTATAACATTAGCAAAAAAACACATGTACCTAAAGATGTCATCCCACAGGATGACGCAGAAAATTGGATTAACAAGGAGTAAAAAATGACCAAACAAAAACGTTCGACAGTTGCACATTTTCTGAATTCAACACCAGATGAAACCAATGCAACCTATGAGTTACTTGGGTTAGGTATCACCAGCTTGACGATGAACTATAACCCCAATACTGTTACAGAACAGTATATCCATCAGGATACAGCCAGCGTGGAAACAGAATCTTATGCGCCTACGATCCCAGTAGAGCAGTCAGTATGGCCTGGCGATGATGCTTATGATTATATTGACAGTTTACGTCAAGCCGGCCCCGCAATTTTGGCTGCCGCAGAAACCGATATTGTTGAAGTTCGCAAATACGAGACGCCAGACACTCCTGGGACGAGCTACCCGGCCACGAAATGGCCATGCTCAATCCAGATCGATTCATTTGGTGGAGATGGCGGATCAAGCGGAAAGATCAAATTTACCATCAATATCAATGGCGACCCTGTTGATGGAGATTTTAATATTTCAACATTGGCTTTTACTGCTACTACATAATTAATGTTCCTCTGAAAATGAGGTGAACAGAAAGGATTCTATGGATAATCTGACCATTAATGCTATTAAGCGCATTGCCATTAACGATGATGAAAACCGTGTCATCGAATTTGATCCGACTGATGTTGTGTTTTTTGAGAAATATTGCAGATTACTTGATGAGTTAACAACAAAAGGTGAAGAATATGAAGCCTATCTAAAAAAACTGGATGAAGAATCGGATGATGATATGCTCAAAAATATTGAAGATGGCATCAGTTATCTAAGAGAAACGTGCATATATCTTCGAGGGAAGATAGATCAAGTATTCGGAGATGAAACTAGCCAAAAAGCTTTTGGAGATACGCTTAGTTATGGGGCAATAAAACAATTCTTCGAGGGAACCTCAAAATTTATCTTTCCAGAAAGAGAAGAAAAGATAGCCAAATATTCAGGGAAAAAGAATAGCAATGTGATGAAATGAACATCCTTATAGAGCAAATGCCAACAGCTATTGAAATAGACGGGCATGATTATGAAATCAATTCTGATTTTAGAACATGCCTCCGCATTATTCTGGCATTTGAAGACCCTGAATTAGCGATGATTGAGAAGCAGATCATTTTGCTTGACAATCTCTATAAGGAGCGTCCTGAAAATATAAAAGAAGCATTTGAAAAAGGGATCCGCTTTTTGAATGGTGGAGAAAAAGATCGCGAAACAGAATCAAATATGCGCCTGTATTCCTTTGATAAAGATGCTAATTATATCATGGCAGCTTTTCAACAAACGCATGGCATTGATCTGGAAAAAGCAGAGATGCATTGGTGGAAATTCCTTGCTCTGTTTATGGATCTGGGAAGCGAAACTACTTTCTCGTCAATTGTTGGATTAAGAAAGAGATTAAAAACTGGAAAGGCTACTAAAGAAGAGCGACAAATGGCAGTAGAGCTTGAAGATATTATTAATTTACAAGAATTAGACGATCGCTCTTTAGAGGAACGCGAAGAAGAGGAAGAATTCAGGCGCTTGATAAAACTTGGAAAAGAGAAGCGAGGAACTAAATAATGGCTTATGACGGTTCTATCAGGATAAATACTCGCATTGATACATCTGGATTTAATTCCGGTGTTAAAAAAATGGAATCCACCGCCGAAGGAGCTTCCAGTAACATTGTTAATAAATTTGAAAGCAAATGGCAGGCAATGGATTGGGGCGGAAAACAAGCGGTCATTGAAAGAGCTTCTTCTTCCTATGGTGATCTATGGAGCACAATGGGAGCCGATGAACAGCATGCTGCGCTCTTGAAAATCGTTGGCGATATGGAGAAAATGCCAGAACCAGTAGATAAAACTACTTCGTCTATGAAGAGGCTGAACGTATACGGGCATGGATTTACCAGAATATTGAACGCTATGGTTCCTGGAATGTACCGTATGCGCAGGAGCGCAGTTGGTCTGAACGAAATGGCAGTTGATATGAATAGTGCGGCACAATCTGGCGGGAAATTATCCAGTGCAATTCATATGTTGCCAGCCATTTTAGCCTTATCCGCTATTGGCGTTGCATTACTAGCAAAAGCAGCCTTCAATTGGGCGCAGAAAACCGTAAACCAGCTTTATGAAAATCTAAATGTAACCTCAGCTTTCAGAGATAAAGTAACCGAATTAAAGGGAGCATTTGATTCTGTAAAGGGTGCTACTCAGGCATTGGGAGCATCTTTATTGAATGCGCTTGCGCCAGTTCTATTAAAAGTCATTGACTGGTTGGTAAAAGCCATTAATTGGGTATCCATGTTCATCGCTGCTCTTACCGGTCAGAAAACGGTCATGCAGTACGTATCTGGTGCAACGGATTCCGCTGCCACTGCTACTGGAAAATTAGCAAAAAATACAAAAGATTTAGAGAAAGCTGCTGAAGGAGCTTTAGCTGCCTTTGATGAAATTAATGTATTGCAGATGGAAACAGAAGATGAGTCTGCCGGTGGTGGTGGTACAGTTGGCGGGAATATTATCATGCAAGAAGTCGCTGTGCCAGAGGATTTTATGAAGACATCCTGGGAGGGATTTGTTGATTGGTTAAAGGATTTATGGGATAAGTTCAAAGATTGGTTAAAAGAAAAGATATGGGATCCAATTGTGCAAAAACTGAAAGATGATTGGCAAGAGATAGCTGAAGCGGCTGATGATATTGTGCAATGGCTATTTGAAACTTGGGGAAAATTCAAGGATTGGATGAAAGAGAAAGTTATTGATCCAATGTCAGAATGGTTTAAAAAAGCATGGGAAAATATTCAAATTTGGGCTGCGGATGCGGTTATCTGGATCATGGAAGCATGGGGGAATATAAAAGAGTGGTTCAAAGAACATGTTATTGATCCACTAACAAACTTTTTCAGTGAAGCATGGGAAAATATTAAGATTTTCTTCTCAAACGCAAAAGGTAATATTCAAGAGATATGGAATACGGTAGCAACATGGTTCAGAGAAAAAGTTACAGATCCAATAAAAAACTTTTTTAATACTGCATTAGAAAGTATAAAGATGTGGTTTTCAGAAAAATGGGAAAGCATTAAGGGCATATGGGGAATTGCTGCATCTTGGTTTGAAACAAATATTACAGACCCAATAAAAAATGCTTTTTCAACAGCATTAGATTTTATTAGAACAAAATGGGAAACAACCTTCAGCGGGATAAAGGAATTTGTGAAAAATTCCATTAATTCAATCATTGATTTTATCAATGGAATGATTAGCGCTATTGCGACTGGAATTAATACGGTTATTCGCGGAGTAAATTCAATCAAAGTAACGATTCCTTCTTGGATTCCTGTTTATGGAGGAAGCAGCTGGGGAATGAACATTCCAACTGTTTCAACACCTCAAATCCCGCGCCTTGCGACAGGTGCAGTCATCCCTCCCAATAGTGAATTCGCAGCCATTCTTGGGGATCAGCGCTCTGGAACGAATATTGAAGCACCGGAGGGATTGATAAGACAGATCATTCAGGAAGAAATAGGAAATATCCAAACAGATGTTGAAATAAAGTTTGGTGGTTCACTTGGTGCATTAATTCGAGAATTAAAGCCTTACATTGATCAGGAAAATACTCGCATTGGTAGCAGTTTGGTTAAAGGAAACGCAACATGAGCGATCTAATCACCATTGATGGAAATCAATATGACGTGGATATTGTGGAGATGAAACGCTCTGCCGAATCGCTCTACAAATATGCCGAGCGAACGGTTGACGGGGTTTTACATTCAGAGTTAATCGGTGTGTACTTCAACTATCAATTGATATTTGCGAAGAATAGAAATCCTGTTGCTTACGCTGCTCTGTGGGCTAAATTGACCGAACCAACGGA